TTCTGCTGGGGCAGTTACGGCAACCTCATTGGCTGCAAACATTGTTCTTGTTAACAATGTTATTAAAAGTAACAATTTTGATGGGACTATTCTTGCTAATGGTGCTATCACGGGGAGTGGGACATTGGGCTGGGCTATTACTGGCGCTGGCAATGCTGTATTCTCTAATACTTCTATTAGAGGAGCGGTGGAGGCTAATTCAGTTTCTACCCCAGGAGTTGACATCTTTGCTAATGGAACATTGGCTGCTAACAGCTTTACGCTTTATGGTAATGGTGCGATTGTTACATCATCGGGCAAATTCTCTGTTGACGCAGATGGTAATTTATTTTCTAATTCCGCAACTATAACAGGTACTGTTACCGCAACATCAGTCAGCACTCCAGGAATTGATATTTTATCTGATGGGTCAATATCTAGTACCAACTTTAATGTAACTGCTGGGGGGAATATAACAGCAACAAATGTAAACCTTACTGGAGCAATAAATGCAACTTCTGGAAGCATAGACGGTGATTTAATAAGTGGTGGAACAATTTCTGGCGTTGAGCTTGATATAGGTGCTAATTTTTATGTTGATGCATCTGGTAATTTAACAGCAACTAATGTAAATTTAACAGGAAGTATAACAGCAACTTCTGGTAGCTTCAGTGGTAATTTACTTTCGGGCGGTACAATATCATCAACTAATATTTCTGGTGTTAGTATTTCTGGTGTTAATATTGATGGCTCAACGATAACGGTAGGCAGCCGCATCGCTCTGCCCTCAGATGGTACTCAAATTCTCCTTGGAACAGCTTCGGGGGGTAGTGCAACTCAGGTGACTATATATGATGCTGGGCTTCAGGGCATGAAAATAGATACAAGCAGCAATGGAAGTACCACAATTGCTGGGGATCAGTGGAATATAAATAATATTGAATTCGTTTCTCAAAGATACATTACTGGTCTTAGTTCTTTCTTGGGGACTGGAACAGACCTGGTGGTTAGCGCTGGAGAGGTTTTTAGAAAATCCTCTAAGAGGGAGTTAAAAGATAATATCCAGGATTTTAGTGATGTTTCTTTAATTGATAATTTAAGACCAGTAACTTTTATATGGAAAAAAAATCCTTATACAAAAAAAACCGAAACAGAAGAAGAGCGACTCAGAAGAGAGTCTTCTGTCAATATCGGCTTTATTGCGGAAGAGGTAGAAGATGCAAGTGATGGTTTACTATCTGTTTATAATTACGAGGAAGGCGGTGATGGTGAGGTTGAAATGTATAAATATCTTGATATTATAGCCCTTTCTGTCGCTAATATTCAAGACTTAAGAATAAGAGTTGTTGAATTAGAATCAAGACTTGCCGAGATAGAAGGGTAAATGAGGTATAATAGATAAATGGCTTACGAGAACTATACATTTGTATCATGGACAGACGGAACACCTTTAACATCTGAAAGGCTGGCTCAGATGTCAATGAATGTTGAACAAGTACGGGATGCTAACGATAATAAACCTAACGGTCTCCTTCAGTTTAACGAAATATCAACTGGAACATTACTGGCTAATGTTATTGCATCAAATCAGTCAATTATCGCCCTAACAAACCCAGTTGGTGGTACGGATAAAAGAGTCAATGCGGATGCATCTCGTTATATTCGGGTCGTATGTGTTTTCCCTGGATTTAATGTTAGAGCTCAAGGCGCTGAAGATTCTGTATTATCATTAAAGTTTTATCAGCAAGTTCAAGGCGCTAGTTTTTACCAAAATACATCACCACTCACAAGTTTTGACTTTACAATACCTCAGTATTCTTATTATAATGTTTCCGCCAACGCTAACATTTTGTCTAGCGAAATTACATTTAAGAATTACCCTGACTATAATATTATCGGCGCTGGAGTTTACTCTTTTGTTTTATCCACTGGTGGTGGATTGTCTCAACAAAGCTTTTCTGTTGCGGCATCAAGATCTTTTGGCAGTTCTGGTGCAACAAACGCCCCAGCTGTTACTATCACTGCGGACGCAGATACAAAAGCCCAGTTATATGTTGAGGATATTGGCGGAGGATTGTAGTATTGCCTAACCTAGCTTCACAAAGGCAGGATATTGAATGGTCAATCAGATCAACAAGTGGCGAGCACAATCCTAACTATGGTGGTGGAAAATACATAGACGATAAAGGTTACATTCGTATTTTAAATCAAGATCACCCCTTTAACATTAAAGGCTATGTCTATGAACACAGGGCGGTTATGGAAGTCTATCTCGGCAGATTCCTAGAGCCGTGGGAAACAGTTCATCATATTAATGAAATAAAAGTTGACAATAGAGTTGCTAATTTATACCTATGCACTGTCCCAGAACATAGTGCCATCCATAGGGAAGGGAAAAAGCCAACGGAGAAACATCGTCAAAAAATGCGTGAAAATATGAAAGAACGCAATAAAATCACTAGGGAAAGTAAAATAAAAAAAATATAGATAAGTTACGAAATGGCAACTATTGCCTCCTTAATGATGTACAATTAACCTTATGAAAATATGCCAAGCAGAAAATTGCGATCAGCAATTTGAACCACATACAGCTAACCATAAATACGCAGACAAAGAATGTCGTAGATCAATTGACAGCTCTGGTTTGTGCAAATTTAGACGAGAGAAAGGTCTATTTCAAGTGCCTAAAGATCCAGTAACTGGGGAAACCCCCGTATCAGACCCTGAATTGCGTATAGCGTTCACTAGGTTGCAACAGGAATATAATAAACTTAAAACAAAAAATGACGATTTAGCGAGTGCTGTTTATCAAGCAGTGAAAGAAGATATTGCTGATAATAAGAATAAGCCAATTGCAAAGCCAGTCTTTAAGAAACAAAAAGGTGGAGAAGAAGTTGCTGTCGCTGTAATCGCAGACTGGCAATTAGCTAAAATTACTCCAGATTATAATTCCCTTGTCTGCGAAGAAAGAATTTATAAGTTTGCGGAGAAGATTGTTGAATTAACCAATATTCAAAGACAAGATCACCCAGTCAAAGAGTTAAGAATTTGGGCTCTTGGTGACATTATAGAAGGGGAGCTTATATTTCCTGGTCAATCATTCTTAATTGATGGCGGTCTGTATAGACAGATTACTGTTGATGGTCCACGCATTATGAAGAACTTTATTAACATGATGTTGGAGAATTTTGAAAAGGTAACATTTGTCGGTGTTATTGGTAATCATGGTTCTATCGGTGGTCGTGCAAGAAGAGACCATGATCCTGAAACCAATGGTGACAGAATGCTTTACCGCATTACCCAGCTAATGTTTGAAAAAGAAAAGAGAATCAAGTTTGAAATACCCGATGGTCGTGGAGAAAGGCATTGGTACGCTATTGACACGATTGGTAATTATAAAGCTTTGTTATGTCACGGTGATCAATTTAACAGCCTTTCATCATTCCATACATTCCAGAAGAAAGCATACGGTTGGAAGATTGGTGCTTTAAATGAGGATTTTGATGATATCTATATCGGTCACTTCCACACTCCTACCAAAATGACATTCAACACAGTTCAGTTAAGAATTTCAGGTAGCCCTGAGTCGGTCAATACATATGCTGCAGAAGTACTTGCTGCTGCTGGCAGACCATCTCAGTCGCTTTACTTTGTTCACCCCGAGAAGGGCATGGTAACAGCAGAATATAATTGCTGGTTGAACTAATGAAAGTTATCAAATTGAAAGACTTTAGATGCACATTTTGCGGTGGTAAGAAAATGATCGGGAGTCAATATTATGCCATGCAGAAGAATTGGGTAGATATAACATGCATCAATTGTTCTGATAGTGCAGACATTGAAGTAAGGAAGTTGAATAAAATACTAAGAGCCTTTAGTTTTAAAACAATAGAGGAACGCTATGAATTTGCAGACGAAAATAATTTTAAATAAATTTTACAAGTATTCAGATACAATTGTAAAGATTAAAAAAATAACAAAAAATCTTAATAAAATTTATGTTATTGATTTAACAACAAAAGAAGAAATTATCATGCCGTATGAGGGTGCTGAGTTAATCATGCACAGAATTTACACCATTGGTGAAGTAGCTAAGATTGTTGAAAAAAGACCCGATACTATTCGTAAATATGAAAAACGAGAGTTGATACCAAGTGGAAAGAAATTCAGCCAAACTTGTGAAAGTTACAAAAGTTGGCGCTACTATGAAAGACAAGATGTCTATGATATGGTAACATTCTTCAGTGGGAGAACCCCAGGGAGACCAGTTACTACTGGGCAAGCACAAGCAAGAGTAATTAGAATATCCCAAAAAATAAAACTAGGAAAGAGATAAAAATGACACAGCTAAATGAGAATCAAGTTGAACTATGGGCTTCGGTTGGTATTACGAAGAACTTAGGAAATTATGAATCACTTCGTCTTGACGCTGGTGCTAGAGTTGTATGCACCAGTATTGATGACGATCAGTCTTGGAATAAATTGTGGGATGCTATTGACTCACAAATTGAAGCAAAGCTCCAAGAACTTGATGCAGAAAAGTAATTGACATCTTGGCGAGACCTAGCCCTTTGCGCAATAGATGCCAATGGTGAATATTGGTTTTCCTATAAGTACAGCGATGTTCAGTATGCCAAAAATGTTTGCAAATCCTGTACAGTAAGAAAAGAATGTCTATTAAATATGTGGGAATCAAATCCTGCTTATGGCGTAAATGGCGGTTTCTCCGAGTATGATATTTTATTAGAAACATGGAAGAAAGCAAAAAAAGAAAATGATAACAACTGGTCAAGAACTGATAGACTTCTTCAAAAGCTGTTGCGAAAAGCACAGTAAGTTATTTATTCCAGATTCTCCTAGACAGGAGGCGGTAGCGGATGCTTTATCTAAGTTTTATAAAACAGACAACCTCTCTACTGGGATAGAATATTTTATCAAAAACAGAACTGGTCCATTTTTGATATTTGATTTTGCAATAGAATCAAGAAATTTTGTTGATAAAGCAGAGTTTGATAAGAAATCTAATGATAAATTTAAATCCATTGTCCAAGAAACGAAGAAAAGATTGGAGTCGTAATGAACTACGAAGTTAGACTTCTGAATTCAATTGTTGATACTCAAGATTATGTAGGGGCGGTGAATGGCGGTGTTGAGAATGTATTTCTTGAATACCGTGATGTTTGGAATTTTATAGTTTCTCACTACGAAACACATAGTAAAGTACCGTCAAAGGAAACAATCAAGCAACATCACCAGGACTTTGAGTTTATCATTACTCCAGAGCCTATTAAGTATTACATTGATGAGGCTAAGAGAGAGTCGCTAGCATACCAAGCTAGAGGTATTGTCGCTAAGGCTCATAATCTAATTAATGAGGCTGGTCCTAAGGATGCAATATCTTTCTTAATGGAAGAGTCATCTAAGCTATATAAGTTCTCTTCAAACCTTAAAGATACAGATCTTGCTGGCGAGTGGAAAGACCGTGTAGAAAGTCTACGAGCACGATCATTAAACCCTAAAGCTATTGCTGGAATCCCTAGCGGTATTGATGTTATTGATAAAGTATTCGGGGGTTGGCAATCTGGAGACTTTATTGTTCTGCTCGGTTGGACTGGTGTTGGCAAGTCGTTTATTGCAAGACTGTTCGCAGTTAATGCATGGAAGGCTGGCTATAGACCACTTATTATCTCATTGGAGATGAATAAGCAACAAGAAGGACAGAGATTAGATACTTTGCTTAACAATGGTGAAGGTCACTTTACTAATACCGATCTTGTAAAAGCAAACCCTGACATTGTTGATTCATATGAAAAATGGGCAGAGGCTACATTTGAAGGTAAGCATGCTATTCACTTGGTTACATCCGAAGGTCTTGACTCGGCAGATCAAAACATGGTACAGGCTAAGATTGATCAGTATCACCCTGATATGGTAATTCTTGACTATCACAGCCTTTTTGATGATTCAAGCGGTGCTAAGAATGAAACTGAAAAAGCAAAGAACCTTTCTAAAGCTTTCAAGAGAATCGCTGTTAAGAATGGACTGCCTATCATAGATGTTGCTGCCGTTACAATGGCAGACGGACACTCTGAGAGACCGCCAGAGCTTGAAGAAGTAGCATGGAGTAAGCAATTGGCTTATGACGCAGATCTTGTTCTTGCAATACATAGGGATTTATCTTCTGATCTATTTCAAGTTGTATCAAGAAAAGTAAGAAGAGCATCGCACTTTGGTTTTTATTTGCGATGGAACCTAGAAACAGGAAAGTGGGTAGAAGAGTGGGACATTTAGGCAAAAAGGTTATTGTAAGAGGAGAAGTTGTTGATATAGAGACATTGAATAGATTGAGACCGTGGATGGAAGATGAGGCTAGAGATGTCTATGGTAACTTTGACAAAACATTCCTAAGAACAGATTACATTCAAGGTAGAGATGTCTACAAATTCAAACTTCTTATCTAGCTCGCTAGAAGAGGATATTTTATCATTATTTAATACTTACAATGTGGCGATTCAGAGCGCCAGCAGTGAAGAATTAAATGTCTACTGTCCTTTCCATAAGAACACTCATAGTGCTGCTATGTACATCAATGCAAAAACTGGTTTATGGCAGTGCTTTAATCCTTCTTGTGGTAAAAAAGGTAACTTTAGACAACTGTATTTTAACTTAACAGGCAAGGTTTACAGTAAGCATGTAGAGTTTGATAAGTTTAAGATGGATAAGGATTTAAATAGATACCTTACTCCAGTTGAGGAAGATACCGAGCTATCAATAGATAATCTTGCAATAGATTATGAAAAAGATATTAACCTACTGTCAACGATGCTTGAGAGAGGTCTTACTGTAGAAACTCTCCAGCATTTTGAAGTTGGATTTTCTTATGAAAAGAATAGAGTAGTCATACCAGTTAGATCGTATGATTATCGGGTAAGTGGGTTAATCGGTAGAGCAATTGATTCATCACAACAGCCTAGGTATTTGTATAATAAAGGCTTTAAGCGTGCTGATGAGTTGTTTAATATCAATAACGCTAAGCATCATGAATCTGTCATTATCGTAGAGGGTAGTATTGATGCCATGTTTGTACATCAAGCTGGATACCCTAATGTTGTAGCAACTTTAGGCGCTGCTGTATCTAAAAATCAAGGTCAAATGATCAGAAAGTTCTTTGATAAAATAACTTTATTTTGTGACAATGATGATGCAGGCGTAGCAATGGGGTGTGCTATGATAGAGATGTGCCGAGGCAAACAAATCTCGGTAGCAAGCGTTTCGGAAGGAGTTAAAGACCCTGCCGAAATGACTAAAGAGCAAATAATAAATGCAATTAATAACAAAACCATAACACTATAGGAGGACATAAATATGTCATTTTCATCATTAAAATCATTAAAAGACCTTGAAAAGTCTGTAACAAAGAAAGAAAGCGGTCCGAAGAAATTCTTCACGGTACAATCTGGTCAATCATACAGAATTCGTTTCCGTCAAGAACTGACAGAAGACTCAAAAAACTTTTCCGAAGCAATTGGAACAGCAATCAATGTTCCAGTAGTCACTTCACCAATCAACTGGAAGTGGAGAATCGCTTCTACATCGGGAATGGAAAAGTACAACTACCGTTGCTGGGGTACTGAGCAAGCAGCAGTTGATAAGGCATGGCGAGCAAAGCCGCATTTGCTTATCAATATTGCGGTTGAGCTAGAGCCAGGAGTATGGGAACCACGAGTTCTTGATACAACATTTAATCAGCGCCATATCGGTTTGACATTGATTGAATACGCAAAAGAATTTGGAACTATTACTGACCGATTCTATAAGTATTCAAGAACTGGTTCGGCAGCATCCGACACTAACTATTCATTAATTCCACTAGACACATCTCCTGAAACAGATGCTATTAAGTCAATGCCAATGCATGAGCTTGATTCGGTGTATATGTTGTTGCCATACGAAAAGCAACAAATGTACCTAACCACTGGTGAAATGAAAGACAGCTGGTAAAAGAACTTAAGACACGCTGGGGTGAAAGCCCCAGCGTTTTTTAATTTACCGAGAGGAATTAATATGGATTATAAAAATAAATCAATTGTTTTGGATTTAGATGGCGTTATCGCTGATATAGACACAGGCATATCTGACTATTTACAATATGTTTGCGGTGTTGATGTTGATTATAAAGATTGGTTGATGACAGATACCCAAGACGAAGAAGCTTTAAAGTTATTTTCAAATGCATTGTTTTGGAAAAATTTAAAACCATTTGAAGATGCTTTCTTTCAAGTTAACTACTGGTTTAATTTAGGGATTGATGTTCATGTGGTTACTGCAAGAAGAAGACCTGCTGCAGTCGCAGAAACAATCCCTTGGCTGGACAAATGGAATATAAGCACCACTGTTCCATATTTCTCTAAGTTTGGTGAAAAGGTTGATATTATAAAAGGTTTAAATCCAATGTTTGTTGTAGAGGATAATCCATCTGAAATTGAAATTCTTGAAGATGCTGGAATCAAATGTTTTCTAAAGAATGCATGGTACAATGCTGGTTACTGGAAACAGATGGATAGAGTAAACTCTCTACTAGATATAGATTTGGAGAATATGTGACCGATTTTGTTCACTTGCATTGCCACTCAGAATATTCATTGCTTGACGGAATGTCAACTCCAGAGGAGATTGCCAAGATAACAAGCACCAACGGTCAGATTGCAGCAGCAATTACAGACCACGGCACAATGGGCGGTGTATTGAAATTTCAAGATGCTTGCCTAGCCAATAATGTAAAGCCTTTGTTTGGTGTAGAGGCTTACTTCGTTCCGTCTATCAAGTCCGACTCGGAAGATAGAAGCGAGCGTTTCCATTTAATATTGCTGGCTAAAAACAATGAAGGTCTTAAGAAGCTATTCAAGATGAATCAAACGGCTTGGACTGATAATTTCTATTATAAACCCAGGATTGACTTTGAACTATTAGAAGAGTTAGTTGATGGGGATATCATATCTCTATCGGGTTGTATGGGTAGTGCAATCTCTAAAGCAATCATGGCTGGCGATACGGCTCGGGCAGAGAAGTTGTCTGAGAAGTTTATAAAGATATTTAAAGATGATTTCTATTACGAGATGCAATCATGGAACCCTAAGCAGTTAAATGACGGGTTAATTGATTTAGCAAACGCTTATGGTAGACCTGTATTAGCTACTGCTGATTGTCACTTTCCTAGTAAGAAAGACAAGGGATGCGAAGAGATCTTACTGATGCTTTCTCAGTTCCCAAGTATCTCTCCAGCCGATCAACGCCATGCCAAGGATCATGCTGATTGCTTGCATAATCCTTCTTTTGATATGGTGGCGAAAATCAACAACATGTATCCTAACAGGAATCTTAGGTTTGATGATATTAATCCGTATGTGGCTGGCGCTGATGAGGTGGCTTCTTGGTTTAAAGATGCGGGTTATGATCGTTTGGATATTCTGGAGAATACGATGGAGGTTGCCGAGAAGTGTACGGCTCGGATGGAGAAGCGGAAGAATTTGTTGCCGAAGTTTATGAAGGCGATGAATTCGGATGATTATTTGGCTGAGATTACAAAGTTTCGTTTGCAAGAGTTGGGGTATACCGATGATGTGTATACGCAACGGTTGGATGAGGAGCTGGGGATTATTAAGCAACTCGGTTTTGCCGATTACTTTTTGATTGTTTGGGATTTGGTGAAGTGGGCTGATAGTAATGATATTGGTCGTGGTACTGGTCGTGGTTCTGTTGGCGGTAGTCTGCTGGCGTTTTTGTTGGACATTTCCAAGGTTGATCCGATTAAATATGATTTGTTGTTTGCTCGGTTTATTAATCCTGAGCGTAATGACTATCCCGACATTGACTTGGACTTTGAGGATAAGCGCCGTGATGAGGTTAAGACTTATCTTGCCACTCGTTGGGGTAAGGATAATGTTGCTGCGATTTCTATTTATGGTACTTTTAAACCTAAGAGTGCTGTCAAGGATGTTGCTCGTGTGTTGCAAGTTCCGTTTGCCGAGATCAATGGCATCACGCCGTTTTTTGAAACTATTGAGGAACTTAAAGCCACCGATAAGGGAAAGATTTTTATTAAGAAGTATCCCGATATTGTTCCGTTGGCTTCAAGGTTGCAAGATCGGATTCGTACCGCTGGGGTTCATGCGGCTGGCATGGTTGTTTCGTCCGTTCCGTTGACCGATGTTTGTCCTGTTGAGTCTCGCAAGGATTCCCAAAATGGGGGTCGTTCGGCGGTTACAGCTTTTGCTATGGAAGATGCCGAAGCGGTTGGGCTTATTAAAATAGATGTTTTGGGTCTAAAGACCGTATCTGTGATTAAAGATTGCTTAGCGAAGATTACAGAGCGTCTAGGGATTGATGTGAGGGCGCAATCGTTGGCACTTGATGATCCAAAAGTGTTTGAAAACTTCAATAATGTTAACACCGTTGGTGTGTTTCAGGCAGATGCTGCAGCCTATCGTAACCTTATAGAGAGAATGGGTATTGATAACTTTAGCGACTTAGTTGTGTCCAACGCATTGGTTCGTCCTGGTGCTTTGTTATCTCAAGGACAAAGATATATTGATTGCAAGAAAGGTAACGCTAAGCCTAAGTATCCAAATGATATTGTAAAACCTATTCTTGAAGAAACTTATGGCACGGTAATCTTCCAAGAGCAGTTGATGCAGATGTCCGTGTTGCTGGCAGATTTCACTTGGTCGGAAGCCGACTCGTTGCGCAAGATCATTGGTAAGAAGCGTGATGCTGCTGGCTTTGATAAGTACAAGGAGAAGTTCCTAAACAATAAGTATCTCACCCCAGCGCAATCAGAAAAGATTTGGTCTGAGTTTGAAATGTCGGCGTTGTATATGTTCAATAAATCTCACGCTGTTGCTTACTCTATGTTGTCATATCAAACAATGTGGTTGAAGGTGAATTACCCATTGGAGTTCATTTGGTCATTACTATACAATGAATCAGCGTCAGATAAGATCACTGCATACCTTATGGAAGCCCAGCGTTTGGGGTTAACCATATATGGTCCCGACATTAACAAGTCTGTTGAGTTCTTTTCCATGTCACTCCCAGGCGAAGAAGATGGTATTCGCTTTGGTCTTTCCAATGTCACTGGCTGTGGTAGCAGTGCTATCAAGGAAATTTTCCAAAAGAGACCGTTTAATTCATTTGAGGAGTTTAGTAATAAGTGTTCCAAATCATCTATTAAAGCTCCGCTAAGGGAAAGCTTTGATAAGGTTGGTGTATTCAAGTCTATTGGTCATGTATCGCAATTTGATCACGAAAAATATTACTTACCTATACTCGGGTTCCCTATTGCCGCTAGTTCTCATAAAACAGAGATTGATGAGTTCGTAGAAGATGCCAATGAGTTCCACGAAACAATGTCAAGCATTACACTTATCAAGGCAGTGGTGCGTTCTACAAAGAAAGCTACAGGATACCTGAGAGTTGAATTTGAAGATCACTCGGGGTCTTGCACCGTGTTTGGCGAGCGTAATACCGAGCTGGCGCAGAGAGATTATGTTTACGCTTTGATCGGTGATAGGACACTACATGCTTACTGTGATGTCTATGAAGCCGAAGATTCCAACCTGTTCAATATTATGATGCTTAAGAAGCACGGCATTGATCATAAGTATGCTTGGCTTTACGATCATGGTATTGGTTATGTAAGCGATGAAAAAACTCTTGCATATATTTTTAATATTAGAAATTTCATTACATCATCTGGAAAAGAAATGGCGAGCGTGTACTGTTGGGATGGAAAGCAATTCTTTAAGATTGTAGTATTTGCAGCAGTTTACAAGAAGGTAAAACAAATGCTGAAAGAGCATATGTGGTATGCCATTCGTCTTACAGCTGTTGAGGATAAGAATAGTTTAAACAGGCTTGACTCGTTCAAACTTGAGTCAGCGGATAAGATTATCCCCATTGATGATTACATAAAGAGGAAGAATCTAGTGGAGGTAGCAGTCTAGTGTTACTTACAATCTACATCCCGACATATAGGAGGGATTCCTTAGATGACTGTTTAAACAGTATAATATATCAAACTAATTCTGATATTGAAATTATTGTATCTGATAATGACCAAGACGGGTATGCAAGAGATATAGCTTACAAATATAAGAATTATGTATCTGACTACTCCATCAGGAAACAAAACATTGGTTGCGATGGTAATTGTTTACATGGCATTACCGCTGGCTCTGGTGACTATGTTTGGGTTATTGGTGATGATGATGTGTTGATTCCTGGAGCGATTGACACTATAATGCCCATGCTCAATGGAGTTGATCGTGTAATGCAATTTTCTCCGTATTCTGGAGAAGTATTACCTGGTTTTTCTGGTACAATGATTGAGTTGATAAATAATCTTAACGATAAATCATATGTAATTGCTGCAACATTGGCGAGCATGAATGTATGGAAAAGAGAAGTCATGGATTTCAGAACTGGGGTAAAGCATCTTGATTCTAGGAATGTTTTAGCTTGGGCTGGTATTGGTTGCAAAACAGTAAGCGTTCCAGAGGTTCCTACTGTCATTGTTAATGATACAAATCACTTTCAGTTTAAAGAATTTGATACTGTAATGTTTGAGTACTGTGATGCTCTATCCAGTATTGATGGTGTTGAGAAGTTTACATTTCATAATGCTAATAAATGGAATTTTGTTAATGCATCAGTGGAGGCAAAATGATTGTATATACAGGTGGGACATTTGATTTATTTCACTCTGGTCATGCTAGATTGTTGGAGAGATGTAAGAAGGCGGCTGGTGACGATGGCTACTTGGTCGTGTCCGTCAACCCCGATGAGTTCTGCTCTCAATACAAAGAGCCTCCAATCTGCAGTTTAGCTGAAAGAATGGAAGTTGTTTCTTCGTGCAAATGGGTGGACAAAGTAATTGTAAACTCGGGCGGTGCTGATTCTAAACCTGCTATCATGGAGGCAAAAGCTGATCTTGTAATTGTTGGTTCCGACTGGCAAAGCAAAGATTACTATAAGCAAATGGGATTCACACAAGAATGGCTTGATGAGAATAATATCGGAGTGATGTTTGTTCCGTATACAGAAGAGATTTCAACAACAATTATTAAATCAAGAATACTAGACAGGATGTTTCAATGAAGGAGAAATATGTTACTTGTAGATAAAAGAAAAGGCGATACAATGCCGATCCATGATGTTATCCCGACCCCTAGCGTTGGGCTTAATCGTGCATTAGGTGGTGGATTAAATACTGGTGCGACTCATCTATTTTGGGGTACACCTTCTGTGGGCAAAACAACTATGTGCTTTAGAATTATGGCTGAGGCGCAGAAGATGGGGTATCGCCCAGTCATTGTTGATTCTGAGTCTTCGTACAGTGATGTGTATGCAGAGAAGTGTGGTCTAGATATTTCCGATGTGGTGGTAATTCAGTCTACTATTGTTGAAGATATTATGAAAAGTTTGATCGGGTATTTGACTGATGATAAAGAAAAACATATTTTCTTGTTTGATTCGTTGTCTAATATCGTGAAGGAAGAGTTTTATGATAAGCCCGAAGGTGGTAAGGCGATGGGCTTGTCTGCTCGCTCGCAGGGCTACTTCCTTCAGAAGCTTGTGAACTATCTCCATAAAGAGCGTAACATCATGCTGTTTGTTGCTCATCAAACGGTTGACTTGAGTGGTATGTTCGCAATCACTAAGGCTAAGATGGGTAATGTTGTGCATCACAACATGCATAATGTCATCAAGCTTTTTCTTTCTATGTCTAAAGGAGAGATGGAGCGTGAGGCGAATAATATGATTACTTCGCAACGGGCTGTGTGGACTATTGAAAAAACTAAGCAGTTACCTACTATTGGCTCTACTGGTTATTATTATGTCCTCCCCCAATTAGGGCAGATTGATAGTCGGCGTGAGTTGATTGATATTGCGATTGAGATGAATGTTATTGTTCGTAAGGGCGCTTGGTATACCTATGAGGATAGTAAGTGGAACGGCATGGGAGCTATTGAATTGACTGAGAAGCAAGTCAAGGAGATTCAAAAGCTTATCAAGGAATGATCTTTTCGGTTCATACCGATCAGCATATTAAAGACGCTGTAAATATTTTTGGCTATGCCTATGGCTATACCAATATTGTAAAACATTTTAATCAGTTCACTTATCGTGGTAAGCAGTTAGAGGTCGTTGAGAATGATCCTGCTGCTCAGATACAAATGTTTTACATGGAACCTGAATGGCATCATCCTGTAACTGGTCAAGATTTTCGCCAGCCTGGTTTTAAAAAACATTATGACCATCAATATAAGATTAATGGTACATACCTAGAGGCTACTCGGGCTTGGGATTGGTGGATTCCTACCATGAAGTCATTTGACGAAATCTGGGTAGGCAATCAATTCTCTGCAGATGCAGTTGCTAACTCTGGTGTTGATACACCTACATATATTTTTGAATTAGGTATTGATGATATGTGGACACCTTTTAAAAGAGGTAATCGGGGAAAGATTCGGTTTCTTCATGTTGATTCAGGTAGCCCCCGTAAGAGGGCGGATTTAGTTGAGAAGGCATTTACCACTCTGTTTAAGGAAAGAGATGATATTACGCTTACGCTTAAGTATCATGACAGCAATGAGATGAGCGTCATGGACTTGTTTAAGATAGAAGAGTCCTCCAGTAAAAATATTATAAGGATTCATAAAACATTGAGTCAACCTGACATGGTTAAACTTTACCATGACCACGATATTTTAATTTACCCTACAGAGGGTGAAGGGTTTGGGCTAATACCTCTGCAAGCTTTAGCTACGGGTATGCCAACAATATCAACAAGTCGGTGGTGTTCGTATGAAAAATATCTTGGTAACAATATTATTGAATCAACACTGGGCAGGACACAGCACACTGGTTATCACACTGGGGATGTTATTCTCCCAGATTTTGATTCAACTGTTGAACTTATGAGGAATGCAGTAGAGAATTTTGATGCTCAGTGTGATTACTACTATAAGCAGGCTCCTGCGGTTATTAAGGAATATAATTGGCAAAAACAGTGTGATAAGATGCTTAACTCTTTAATTAAGCGTGTGGGCATATCTATGTTTAAGCCAGTTGAGGCGATTAATAGGGACAAATATATATATTTCCAAAATGGCACTGGTTACATTACTGGATCTGGTATTGTCTTCTCAAGGGAGAACCCTGTACAGAGAGTATCTAATGACGAGTATAATTGGTTGATTAGAAATCCTAACTTCAGAGACCCAACAGATCAAGAAATAAGGAGAGAGCGGTGAGTTACCTAGAAGATGAAATTGAAGAAGTTCGGTCATACATTTCTGAGCCGTACTTCCAGAGCATTGATTGTAATCAAGGATGGCATCAACTGATTGTTGATTGCCATAGAGAGCTGTCTGCTATTGATCCTGATTATAAGCTTTACCAAGTCAAAGAGAAGTTTGGTGGGTTAAGGTATTATATAGATTCAAATTCAAAAGATTATTATGCGATGCGTGATGTAATTAACAAGTTTGAAAGTCTTTCTTTGCAAACATGTGAATACACTGGAGAACCTGGAGTCTTGGCTAAAGGGAAAGGCGGGTGGATGAAAACCCTGTCTACAGAAGTGATGTCGGAGTATGGCTATGAAAAAGCATAATATTGTTGTTGTTGTTGGAGCTATTTTTTATTTATTTTTTCTTATTAAGATGTTTCTATGAAAAGAACTGAACAGGAAGAGATCAAGAGAGACAAAGCGAAGGCTGTAAAGAACTCTGGTCGTGGTCTAAGAAAGGGCGATGCTTCGTTGAATAAATTCTTACTTGATTACAAACATAACGAAAGAACTTTTACTCTTACATTAAAAGCTTGGAACAAAATGCGCAAAGATGCATGGAATGCTAATTATAAATATCCATGCATTTCTGTTGTATTTGGTGAGAACTCCGAGACAAAGGTTGCTATAATAGACTGGGAAGTGTTCCAAGAGCTGGTGAAAGGAAGCGAGTATGAGTAAAAAATATAAATATAGTTTATTTTGTGACAAGTTGTCTGGTTATAAATCAATTGGTTTTGGCATTGGGCATGATGATGGATATATCGGATTGTATATATTGTTCTGGATGGTCGGAATTCAAAGAAAGAAGGTAGAAGCATGAATCAGTACGGGAACCCAATGTTCTTTCAGATCTTAGAGGAGCTACGAGCGCTCCACACAAAGAAAGGGCAGGACTATGGCACTGCGAGTGATCCTCTTGCCAATGTTCGTGCGTCAGTTGACTGGGGCGTTCCAGGCTGGGTTGGTACATTAATCCGAGCAAATGATAAAGTAATTCGCCTGCAAAGTGCCGCTAAGGGGAGTAAATTAGTTAATGAAGGCGTTGAGGATTCCCTTATAGACCTTGCATCATACGCAATTATTGCTCTTGCACTTTACCGTGAAGAGAATGAAATGAAACAGGCTATGGTTGTTACTGAAGATTTAAGGAAGAAATAATATGGCTGATATCATAATTAATAAAGAGATGCTATTGGAGCAAATGGGTGATAAAGCAGAAGAATTCATGGAATGTCTTCGTATAGTTGAAGATATAATTGAAAATCCTGATCACTATTTAGGAATGCAGGCTGTCAAGTATGCTAATATATTAGCAGCGTATAGAACACTAATGATTGTAAAATCGCAAGCTTTTAAAAGAAAGTCTGCTGTTATGAATGATCAAGACAAATTTGTTAATGACATATGGAAAACAATGTATGAAGCATTAGCGGAAAACATAAATGCTCTAAAACTCGCTGGGAAAGGCGGATATTAATGAAATCATTGAAGGTGCTTAAACAACCAAAAAAGATTGCAATTGTTGCTGAGGAGTTCTCAGACGCAGATTTAGTAGATAGTCTATCCAAAGCAATTGATGATTCGTTGGCAGAGCGCAATCAACCTGAATTTAAAAAAGTGAATGGTTTTCATCCAAGCTATACAAACCAATGCCCGAGGTACTGGAATTATTTGTTCACTGGAGTGAGCGTTACGCCAGACTTCAGACCGCAAACTTATCGTATATTTGATAATGGTCATGCAGTTCACGACAGGATTTATAAATACTTTAGAGACATGGGCATCCTTGTTCAAGAGGAAATCCCAGTATCGTATTCATCACCACCAATTGAAGGCACAGCTGACGGTATTATCAATTGGTACGGGGAAAAATTGATTGAATTAAAATCAATTAGCTCCGAGGGCTTTCATTACAGGAAGCTTCATAACAAACCAAAGGATGAGCACTATAGGCAAGCGCAAATCTATATGGAATGTTTAAATCTTGATAGCGGTTTTGTTATTTATGAATGTAAGAATAATCAAGAAATTCTGCCTATTTTTATAAAAAAAGATCAAGACTATATTGATAAATTATTTAAGAAATATAGAACTATTTATGGGAGTTACACAAGCGGTGACATCCCCGACAGACCATACAAGAGAACATCTAAGCATTGTTCTGATTGTAATGTTGCTGCTTTATGCTGGGGAGAAAGTGGTTAATGAAGAAAAAAGAATTTGTAGCAATCCAGATTGCGCAAAACAATTTATAGCAAAAGTTTATAATAGTATTTATTGCTCTGCTGAGTGCAGAAAGATTATTACTAACAAAAAGTTATTAGCAAATTATTACGAAAAAAAAGCTAATAAAAACAAAAAAAGAATTTGTAAGACAAAAACATGCACTGTGGTTCTTTCTGTATACAATAAAGAATTGATTTGTGAAAAATGCAAACGAGAAAGGTTTGTTCAACGATTAGTCGGCTGGGGTTGGGATGAGACCAAAGTGCGAGATGGTATGTAATGAACCTTAAGAATATTGTACACAAGAACGATAGCAAGGTGTTATCAATAGACCCGTCATCTCACTCTTTAGGGTGGGCAGTTATTGATTTTAGTAGCGGTCTTAAATTAGTAGATTGCGGTAAAATAAAGTTTACAAAAACTAATGATATTTCAATTAAATTTAATGAGATTAATTCTGGCATTAAAGAAATATGCAAGGAACATAACCCATCTGTTTGTGTAATTGAACAATCAGTTTACATTCAAAACTTCCAAACAAGCCGTGTTATATCTTACATAATCGGTTACACCTGGGGAATTGTTCAGACTTACTGTTTCAAAGTAATTGATATTAACCCAATTTTGTGGAAACGGGGCATTGGGTATAAGAATATATCCAAGAATGATAAGATAGAATTGAATACGGAAGCAAAGAAAAAGAAAGAAAGAAAAGATCGTGTTCGGCAAATTGTGATAGAATACTTCCATATGTCAAATGAAGATTTAGCAGATGATGATATTGTTGATGCAGTAGGCATTGGTCTTTGGTATTATCTCATGGCGGTTTCTCATGGCTCTTGAGCCGTACAAGGATAAGTCTTGGCTGTACGAGCACTATGTCAAGAAGAGAATGAATTTAACTGATGTTGTTAAGTTACTAAAACAAACTTACAACATTGAAATAACACCACAAGGTTTGTATAACTGGTGTAAGAAATATGATTTATTAAAATTTAGAGGTAAGGGAAGAAACCTTGCTGTAACTTCTAAGAAACCAAAGTCTCCTATGCAACAAGCGGCTGAGCGTAGGAAGCGTGAATTGAGAAAACAACGAGATATGAAAAAGAAAGGTATGGGTAGATAATGCAAAGAAGTATTACGGCAGGAGATTTAGGTTTATTTGCTGAGTTGAATATTGTATATAATCAAGCTCGGGTAATTGAGGCGAATCAGAATAAGACTAAGTATAAGTGTTTGGGCTCGGGTCATTGTTGCACTATTGGATTAACAATTCCAATGGCAGAATGTGCGAACATTGCTTTCAATTTAACTCAACAATTTTATTTGTACTTAGAAGATAAAGGTCAGGAGCATGCGGATGAATGGCTTAAGTCTGTTATTGATTCCTTAAAAGATGCAATGCATGATAAAGATCTTAAATTCGGGGGTGAAACAACTCGTAAGTGTGCTTTCTATAAAGGCGGTTGTACTATTTATGGCTTTAGACCGCTAGTTTGCAGAAGCTACGGAGCATTCGTTGGAGTTGATGATGTATGCCCTCGGGAGAGAAATATTTACGGTAATGTTGATTTCTTTACTGGTACGCCAGTTGAAGGAATGGTTCGGCACTATCAGGAGATATTGGAAAAGTATTCAAAAGATAAAGGCGAGAATTATGATGTTGTTGTGTATATGCCATTGGGTGTTCTCAGCTTCCTTCTGACAACAGAGGATCTTCAGGAGTTAGCAGATACTACCGATGCAAGCATTTGGCGAGCAGTTGAAGGTTGGTATAATTACAGAGTTGAGTATACAAAAGTTCACGGACTACCATTGCCTAAATTAAGATCAGCTGCTGAAAGTGCAGGAAAGAAAATTGCTTTTTCTGTAGATGAGTAAAGTAGAGTGGAATGATGCAGGCTCCCATGTGGCGGGCACTGGGTATGCTGATGCTGCCTATCCTATATATGAAGCGTTATTCAAAAATGGATTGGTTTCCAAGACATATGTTGAGCATCTTGC